ATCCTAATTGGTCACAATATAGCTTACGATTTGATGTGGCTTTGGGAATCAGGATTCAAGTATGAAGGTCCTGTATATGACACAATGTTAGCAGAGTATGTTTTACAAAGAGGTGTAAAAGAGCCTTTATCCTTAGAGGCTTGTGCACAAAGATATATGCTACAGACACAAAAACAAGATACACTAAAACAGTATTTTGCTAAAGGCATGGGTGTTGATGAGATTCCTAGAGAAGAGCTATCTCATTATCTGAGTGCAGACTTAAAAGCAACACAAGAGTTAGCACATCAACAAAATTTAAAATTAAATTCCTCTGATGCCTCTTTGATGGAAACAGTTATATTTACTAACAAAGTTTGTGTAACACTAGCAAAGATATACAAAAGAGGCTTTAAAGTAGATGTTAATGTTCTCAAGGATGTAAGATTAGAATTTGAAAAAGAGAAACTTCAAATAGAAAGAGATTTGAGAGAACAAGTAAAAGAACTCATGGGTGATACTCCCATAAATTTAAATAGTCCTGAACAATTATCTTGGATTATATATAGTAGAAAACCAAAAGATAAATTTACCTGGCAGAATAATTTTACACCTTTTATGTCAAAAGATGAACTGAAAGCTAATATAAATGCAAACTCTGACATTGTGTATAAAACAAAAGCAGTAAAATGTAGAGTATGTGGTGGCACAGGTCTTATTAAGAAGTATAAAAAGGATGGTACACCTTATGCTAGACTGCCTAAGTGTAGTAACTGCAATGGTAATGGCTTTACTTTTGACTCAATAGGAAAGATAGCAGGATTTAAATTTAATCCACCTAATGTAAAATGGATAAGTGCTAATGGATTTAGTGTAAATAAAAAAATGTTAGATACATTACAACATACTGCTAGAAGAAATAACTCCATGAGAGCATTTAACTTTTTAAATGACATACAGAGACTTTCTTCATTAGATACGTACTTATCCTCATTTGTTGAGGGTATACAAACTCATGTAAAAGAAGATGGTATGTTACACGTAAGATTATTACAACATAGAACTGCCACAGGAAGATTTAGTGGAGCAGACCCTAATATGCAGAATATGCCAAGAGGGGGAACTTTTCCTGTAAAGAAAGTATTTGTTTCACGTTGGGAAGGTGGCAAGATTCTAGAGGCTGATTTCGCACAGTTAGAGTTTAGAACTGCAGCCTATTTATCACAAGACAAAACTGCAATGAAGGAGATTAAAGATGGATTTGATGTGCACAGTTATACTGCTAGTGTTATTAGTGATGCTGGTGAAGAGACTTCTCGCCAAGAAGCGAAAGCACACACGTTTGCACCCTTGTACGGAGCAACAGGATTTGGCAGGTCGGCTGCTCAAGCTACATATTACAAACACTTCACAGATAAATACAAGGAAATCAAGTTATGGCACTCCAGATTGGCTCAAGAAGCTATAACGTATAATAAAATAAAAATACCATCAGGCAGAGAATTTTCCTTTCCTGATGTTATGCGAAAAGCTAGTGGCTCAGTAACTAATTTTACACAGATAAAAAATTATCCTGTTCAAAGTTTTGCTACTGCAGACATAGTTCCTCTTATTCTTATGGAGATTGATAAACAACTCCAAGATTTAAATTCGTGCATTGTAAATACAGTACACGATTCTATAGTTATAGATGTTCATCCTGAAGAAATTAAAAAAGTTCAAACTATTCTTGATAATGTAAATGAGAATATAAAATATTTAGTGGATAGACAATATAATATAGATTTTAACGTTCCTCTACTTTTAGAATCAAAGATAGGGGATAATTGGCTTGACACTAAATAGTACCTATGGTATAACTTAGTATTTTCAAAGGAGTATAAATTGACTGAATTAGTAACAATACAAACAGAAAACTATGCAAGTATGGCGAAAGCAATGGGTTTGTCTACTGCTCAAAGTAATCAACCTAAAAAAACAAATAATTTAAATAGACTTAGAATATGGCACTCACCAATAATGGGTCAACAAGAAGTAAATGGTAAAATGAAAAATGTTGAGATTGTTGAAGGTGGTTGTTATAGACTTGAAATACTAAAAGATGATACATCTGAGTATGTGTATTCATCAACTGCTACCATACGACCTTTTATGCAAAGGTATATGTACAGAAGATACGTCTCTTTTCCAAATGCAAAAGACGGAGAGGCAAAAGGTGAATTTCATAGAACGATCATGTCTGATTCATTAGCCATTGATCTTAAAGATAACACAGGTAAGTTTAACTGTGGTAAACCTACAGGTTACGTAGAAGATTTTAAATCTTTGCCTACAGAAACACAAGATTTAATAAGACAAATAAAAAGAGTTCGTGTTATTTTTGGTACAATAAATTTAACATCACCAACAAATGATAAGGGTGAGAGTATTGAAGTAGAAAAAAATATACCCTTTATATGGGAGATAGATAATAAAACTGCGTACAAAATATTAGGTGATGCTTTTGATAAGTTTTCAAAAAAGGAAAGATTGCCATTACAACATAATTTAGTTCTTTCAGAGTTGGTAGAAAATCCATTGCCAAATGGTTCAAGTTTTTTTACACCAACAACTACAGTTGATTTTTCTAAATCTGTTGATATTACTGCAAAAGATAACGAAACATTTACATCTTTCTTAGATTGGATTAAAAATTATAATGACTACATCTATAAAGAATGGGATGAAAAATCTACTGCTAGACACAAGTCTATGTCTGCAGAGGATGTTAATACTGTTGAAGAGTTTATAGACGTAGATACAGATGACACATAGAGTAGAACTTATACTACATCAGTTTATGCAAGATGCCTCTAATGGTAAAGCACCTATGTCAGAGGATAATATAAATACTATTACTAAAGACATAAAAGAGGCTTTGCATAGACAGTTTGGAAGTAAAACAAAAAACGATAAGTTTACGTTAAGGATGTCTAATTTAGGCAGACCTACTTGTCAATTGTGGTATTTAAAAAATAAACCTGGTGCATCTGTTGCAAAACCATCAAACTTTATCATGAACATGATGATAGGAGATATTGTAGAGGCTATATTTAAAGGCTTATTACGAGAAGCTGGTGTAACATTTAAGGATTCAAGTAAAGTAAATCTTACATTAAGTAATACAGACATTAGTGGTACGTATGACTTGGTATTAGATGATGCAGTAGATGATGTTAAGTCTGCATCTGATTGGTCTTATAGAAATAAATTTGAATCTTATGAAGCATTAAGTAGTGGTGATTCTTTTGGTTATATTGGACAACTTGCAGGTTACGCAAAAGCCATGAATAAAAAACCTGGTGGCTGGTGGGTTATCAATAAAGCAAATGGTAAATTTAAGTATGTTCCTGCATCAGGTCTTGATATAAAGAAAGAAGTATCCAAATTAAAAGAGACTGTAAAAGTACACGAGTCTAATGTTTTTAAAAGATGTTTTGAAGCAGTAGATGAGACTTTTAGAGGGAAACCTACAGGAAATAAAGTATTAGGAACAACTTGTTCCTTCTGTGATTTTAAACATGATTGTTGGGAAAACTTAGAAGAGAGACCTGCTATTATGTCAAAAGCACAGTTTCCTAAAATGGTTTCATATGTGTCAATATCTGAGGAGTATAAAGATGTCAGATAAAAAAATAGAAGACCTTCAAAAGGACATTGAGACTATGGAAAAAGAGCTATTTGAAGCTAAAAAAACTTTACGTGAAATGAAGACAAAAGGTTTACGTGAGGCAATGGAAGCTAAGAAGTTAGCAGATGAGGCAGTAAGAGAAGAGATGAAAGCACTTGGCTATGACTATAGTAGATCAGAATACGAATTTAATCCTTTTGCAGGTTGGAGAAGAATACTCTAGTGACTGCTCATAGTGCTCGTAGAGTAGCATTAAAAAATGGGTATAGGAGTGGTTTAGAGCATAGTATTGCTCTATATCTCTTAACATACAAAACTACTTTTGATTATGAAAGTATAAAGATAGAATGGGAAGATTTAACTTATCGCACCTATACCCCTGATTTTATTTTAAAAAATGGTATTATAATAGAAACAAAAGGCAGATTTTTAGCTACTGATAGAAGAAAACATATAGCTATAAAACAACAACATCCTAAATTAGACATTAGATTTGTATTTACAAATAGTAAAAGTAAACTTTACAAAGGAGCAAAAACAACATATGCTCAATGGTGCATTAGACATGGGTTTAGATATTTTGATAGAATTATTCCTGAGGATTGGCTCAAAGAAAAAGGCAAAAACAAACATCCAAAGTTTATTCAATTTAACAAGAAAAAAATTATAAGGAGAAAAAAATGAAAAAATTTAAACCATCTGCTCTGTACATAGAGTTAACACCAAGAGTCTTTCCTGAAGATGAACAAGTTTGGAACGGAGAAGTTGAAGTTAATCTTATTATGGATAAAAAAAGTCCTCTAGATATTACATCTCAACAAGACCTTTTAAATTTAGGACAAATGGTAGCAGCCACATTAGGTTTAATGGAAGAAGATAAACAAATTGTAGCCAGGTTACAAAATTTTATTGATAAAAAATTAGAACCTAATACAATGGAAAAGAAGGATAATATTATTTATTTTGATTTTAAACAATCAAAGAAGGAAAAAATATAATGGGTATTTATAGCGAGTCAATTAAAAAAAGATACAAAGAGGTAGGAGACATGGTGAGAAAACAAGCACAAGAACAATCAGATCATAAACAAACTTTGGACATGGTTAATAGTCCACCTCACTACAATAATTCAGGCATTGAATGTATAGAGGCTATCAAGGCTATGTTAGGTAGTGGTTTTAAGTATTACTTGCAAGGTAATATTTTAAAATATTTATGGAGATACGAGTATAAAGATGGTGTACAAGACTTAAAAAAAGCACAATGGTATCTCAATGAGCTAATAGATGAATTAGAAAAATAAAATGACAATCAAACTTAGGGTATCCATAATAATAGAAGTAGACGAAGAAGAGTACATGATGCCCTCAGATGAAAATGTTGAAGAAGAATTAGAATCACATTTTAAAGATTGCCTTTTTGATTTAGATGGTGTAGATATAAAATATATTTCAATTACTAGGAGAATAAAATGAATAACCATTTACCAACAGATTATCAAAACTTTATTGCTCTTTCTAGGTATGCAAGATGGAAAGACGATGAGCAAAGAAGAGAAACTTGGGGTGAAACTGTAGACAGATACTTTGACTACATGGAAAACCACTTGAAGAAAAAGCATGGTTATACTTTAACCAAAGCATTAAGAACAAAACTAAATGATTCTATATTATCACTAGGAACTATGCCAAGCATGAGAGCATTGATGACTGCAGGTGTTGCCTTAGACAGGTGTCATGTTGCAGGATATAATTGTAGTTATATACCTGTTGATAGTCCAAGAAGTTTTGATGAATGTATGTATATTCTTATGTGTGGCACAGGTGTTGGTTTTTCTGTTGAGAGAGAAAATGTAGATAAATTACCTGTAGTTAATGAACATTTTGAAAAAAGTACAACAATCATAACTGTGGCAGATAGCAGACCTGGTTGGGCAAGAGCTTTGCGTGAGTTAATAGCTATGTTGTATGTGGGACAGATACCATCTTTAGATGTATCGCAAGTTAGACCTGCAGGTGCTAGACTCAAGACTTTTGGTGGTAGAGCATCAGGACCTCAACCTTTAGTTGATTTATATAATTTTTGTATAGCCATATTTAAAAAAGCATCAGGTAGAAGATTATATCCTATTGAGTGTCATGATATTATGTGTAAAATAGGAGAAGTTGTAGTTGTAGGTGGTGTAAGACGTTCTGCCCTCATTAGCTTGTCTAACTTGAATGATGATCAAATGAGACACGCAAAATCAGGTTCATGGTGGGAAAATGAAGGGCATAGAGCATTAGCTAATAACTCTGTAGCATATAAAGGCAAACCTGATATGGGAACATTCATGAGAGAATGGTTGGCTTTGTATGAATCTAAATCAGGAGAACGTGGTATATTTAATCGTAAGTCTGCTAAGAAAAAAGTAGAGGAAAATGGTAGACGCAACTCTGATTATGCTTTTGGATGTAATCCATGTAGTGAAATTATACTTAGACCATATCAGTTTTGTAATCTTACAGAAGTTGTTTGTAGAGAGACAGATCATCTAGATACTTTGAAAGAGAAAGTTAGACTTGCCACTATACTTGGGACATTTCAATCAACTTTAACAGAATTTAAATACCTCAGAAAAGTATGGAAAGAAAATACAGAAGAAGAAAGATTACTAGGTGTGTCTCTTACAGGTATATTAGATTGTTATCTTCTTAACAATGGCACGAAAGAATCTATACAAAGAATGCTATTAGAGTTGAAAGAAGTAGCAATAGAAACTAATAAAAAAATTGCAAATGATTTAGGCATACCACAATCCACTGCTATAACTTGTATTAAACCATCAGGAACTGTTTCTCAGTTAGTAGATAGTGCAAGTGGCATCCATGCCAGGCATAATGATTACTATGTTAGAACTGTGCGTGGCGATAATAAAGACCCACTTACACAGTTTATGAAAGAGGTAGGGATACCTATAGAGCCTGATATTACAAAGCCTGATAGCGTATCTGTTTTTAGCTTTCCTATGAAATCACCTACAGGTGCTATAACTAGAACTGCTATGACTGCTATAGAGCAACTAGATTATTGGCTAATGTTTCAAAGACATTGGTGTGAACACAAACCATCTGTTACTGTATCTGTAAAAGAAAATGAATGGATGGATGTGGGTGCTTGGGTGTATGATAATTTTGATGAAGTATCGGGTATTTCCTTTCTGCCCTTTAGTGAACATACGTACAAACAAGCACCATATCAAGACATTGATGAAAAAGAATACAATGAATTGATGAAAACTATGCCAAAGTCTATTGATTGGAGTAAATTACAAGACTTTGAAAAAGAAGATACTACAAATGGTAGTAAAGAATTAGCCTGTACTGCAGGTGTATGTGAAGTCGTAGACATAGAAGCAAGTTAGGAGTTAATTATGAGAGATATGATGTTAAATGCGTTAAAGTCCTACTACGTGGGCAATATAAATAGACACATAGCAAATGTAGAAGTATATTTAAGAATGACTGTAGGTATAGGAGAACACTCTGATATACAGGAAACTATTGATAAAGAGATAGAAAAAATTGCTCAATTTGATGATAGGTTAAGTATGGTTTTAAAATATTTTGAAAGAAAAGAAAATGCAACAACAACAGAAGAAGAAGCGAAGAAATCCAAATCTAAGTAAGTATGATGCTCCCTTGATTATACAATATAAAAAAGGGTATAATTCTTTTTTTATAAACAGTAAAAGTCCATATCATTTGAATACTATGCAACATAGAGAATGGCAAAGAGGTTGGAATGATGCATATACTAAAAAACTAAAGAAGGTAAAAAATGCACAATCTAGAAAAAGAAGCCAAAGAGTTTATGAAGAAAAGAAAACAAACTTTTAATATAATGGATGATGTAATAAAAAGTTTAGAAAACGTTAACAAGAATTTAGAAACAATATTAAAAAAAATAAAAGACTTAAATGCAAAAGATAACACCCACACATGATCTGTCATGGTATCTAAAATGGTCAGGTTCAATGTTAATAATGTCAGGTATTATATGTAGGGCAGCAGGAGTGTTGCCTTTTTACGATTTAATTGCCTCTTGTTTAGGCACAGGTTTATTAACAGGAATGGCTTACTTGTGGCATGATAGGGCATTACTTATTGTAAATGGGGTAGCTTGTGCAGCACTCGCTATGGGAATACTAAGATATGTATCTTCTACTTTCTCCTTTTAAACAATCTTAACCTAGACTTTTTTTCTAAGTTCAAGGCTACGTCTAAATCTATATTACGTTCTCCTGCCTTAAATTCTATTTTCCCTTCTTGGTTGTATATGTCCTCTTGATAAGTTGGAGTCAACACCACATCTCTTCCCATTCTTTGTCTAAATAATCTAACTGCCTCTACTCTAGTGACAGGTGCAGTTCTTCTAAAAGCAGTTAAAGATTTTTCAAATTGACCTAAAATAACTTTATAATTTTGAGTTTCAGGAGAGTCTCCTTCATTTTCCTCGTAGTAATATTTTTTATTTCCAAATTCTCTTTTGGCTTCTCTGATATTAGTCTGAATAAAGTTTCTAATTTTTTTTCTTAAATCAGTTGTATTAAGTTTTTCAGGATCGTTGGAGTCTAGTTGTTCGTTCATTGCAACTAAAGTTTTTCCAACTTCTGCTATACTAGGTAATACTAAACTTAATAATCTATTCTCTCTATTTCTAACAATAACAGAACCTGCTTTTGAAGATAAACCAAAAGTATCAAAACCAAATTTTTGAAAAAAGTCTGCAGGAGGTGGATCATCTTCGTATTGCGATAGTCCAAAAAGAACCTTTAACTCAGGTGCTACACGTTTTTTACCATCTCTATCAAAAGCATAAACTTTATCCTCTAAGTTAGCCTCTTCTGTAGGAGATATAAAACCTCTTCTCTTAAAAGGTTTTAAAAATGATTTTTCTAAAGAACCATAAAATGTTAAGTCAGTTTCTTCTGAATACTCTTTCATGTCATCAGTTCTAAGACCTAGTGCTCTTTCTGCATCTATTACCATACCAAACGGAACTACATATCTTTGTATAAAATTACCCAAAGGAGAACCTATAAGTTTGCCTATTTTTTCATCGGTAGTTATATCTCCATCTCCTATGGCAAAAGCAAAATCCTCTATTACAGAAAACTCTCTTCCTTGTCTTAAATTAGCACCTAAAAATGTTTCTGCTAATTCTTTAGCACTTAATAGATTTGTAGTAGATAGTCTATCCCAACCTGCTGCCCATTTTTCTGTTGCTGTTCCATTTTTTTGAGACCAACCATCTAAAAATTGATTACCTATTCTTGCTATATGTCTAAACTGTCTTATAGGAAATTCAGGTGTGCTATCTAATACCTTTCCATCTCCTGTTCTAATTTTTGTATAATCAGGATGAGAATATTTACTCTTATCGTATTCCATGAAACCATAAAGTGCACCCAACCCAACTAAGTTTTTAGTTATTAAATCTCTATCTGTAGCATCTAGTTTAGAGAACACATCTCTAACACCTCTTTTAGATGACATTCCTAATCCTCCTACGAGTCCAAGTGCTCTTCTCATGGGCACAAACAATGCTCCACCTGTGTATTTAGCCATTAGTTCCATAGATGAAAACATAAATCTTGGGAATGCAACTACAACAGTTAGACCTGAACGAGTAATAAAATTGTTTATTTTTGCAAATGGTTTAAACTCAGGTCTCGCAGCATATGTATTTTTCAATGCATTTTCTACGGAGTCTGTTATAAGTTCTTCAAAGTTTCTAGCATTTGCAGGTTTAACTTTAGATGAGTTAGACATAAAATCTTTTAATCTACCCTTTTTTAATTCATCTATTAAGTTTAAACCATATTCTCTTTCTACTAAATTTTCTAACGTTTTTGTAAAATAAGACCTTCTAATAATATGTTCTTGCCATCTATTAGGTATGTTTAAAAAGTCAACTAAATCCTCTCCTGCACTTAAAAGGGCATCTATGCCTTTACCTAATCTTGACGTAGCTTGACCTCTACCTGTCATTGTTTGAATCTCATTCAAAGTATTAAATAATCTATTAAATTCGTCTGAAAATTCAGGTCTGTCTAGTATCCAATCTGTAAAATCTTTTATGTCTCCATTTTTAAAACCTACATCATCATACATATATTTTAGATGTCTAAAACTATTTTTCCAATTTGTAGGTCTAAAAAATTCATTAGCTCCTCTATAAGCTGCTCCTAATATACTTCCTTTTCCTGATACTATATCTCCCATTTGATATAATGTATTATCCATCACATCACCTAAACCCTCCATAGGAGCACGATAAAGAGCAGACCTTATGTTTCTCATCATGGTTGCAATTTGAGATACCATTGCTCCTCTACCTATGTTCACAGCTCTTAAAAAATATTTCCATCCTAAAGATTTGTCATTTAACTTTTTATTTAATTTAAGTTGCTCCATTCTTTCCATTGGCTTGGTTGCCTTTTTCATTTGAGCAAACTTTTGTAAAACTTTACCTGCCTGAGAACCTGAACCTATAACTGCTAACATAAATTTTTCATAAGGCAGATCATATTTAGCTAACAAATCTGCTAACTCAGGACTTGCTTGTAACTGCTTTTCAACAGTTAGTTTAAATATATCATCTATTAATGTTTTACCTTTACCAAAAGCACCAGGATTTTTAGATTTTAATTCACTAATGACTGCAACAAGAGGGTCTAACATATCTGCATCAACTATAGGATTTGTTAAAACAGAACTGTCGTCTATTCCTAGAAGTTTTAAATCTT